GTATTCCATAAAGACATAAATTACCTCTTTTTATTTTTACGACGTTTATAGTCTCGTTCAAGAATAAGTCCTGTACGATGTGCAAAGTTTCTAGCCTGTTCAGCATTATCTGCATGAATAGTATGTCTAGTGCCTGTGTTAGGATCAATATATTCATAAGTATTTAATCCATTACCAACAAAATGTCGTTTAATTCCATCTTCACCGCTTCCTGGCTCATGTCTTGTTCCCGCATCATTATATCCAGGAAATCTTTTTGTTGGCTCTGCCGCACCATGTTTACCAGTACGCGATCCTTTTTGTCCCATTATATCGCCACCTTTGAACTAATCAATTTCTTAAATACGATGTTACCTTTTAATTCATCTGTTAGGTCTTTACCATATAATAATACTGTCTCTGGTTCAAGAGCATTTAATATTGCATCCCACCAAGTTCGTAACCATTTATATTGTCCCCATCTGCCCTCGCCCATAGTAGATACCGCTATTGTACTGTGTTTTGGTATTCCGCAACAAAATGTAGAAAACATACTTGCATCACCGACTGTAAATGTAGGAATAACGTTGATTCCATATTCTTGCCAATATCTACCACACCAACGATTTCTATATAAGTTGTATATTTGCACCGCTCTCGGAGAATCAGCATAAGGTGAAAAATCAGGAGATAAGACAAAAGCGAATTTTTTCAATACGTCAAGATATCTATCTGGATATTTCCACACCCTTTCAAATTGATAATCATGTAAAAAGAAATGAACACCAATATTTTCTGGATGTTTTTCTTTTAATGCAAAGTTAAACCCCTGTAACGGAATATCTTCTAAATTATCGATGTGTACAGGTTTCATCACTGGAATATCAAAATCACCCTCACCTTCATATTGAGCATAAGCTAAATTATGTATATTTTGCTCCAAAAATCTTGTACTATTTTTACCACCATCAAAGTGCATATTAATTACCCTTTCGTCTCCAGTATCTTTCAGTTGCATATCTTACGGCATCAATAGAGTGGTTATCTGCATCTGGATAAGCACTTATGAAACTGCCGTCTTTATCTCGTTCGTATTCATATTGTGTAAACTCATCCCATGTATATGGACATCTTCTTTTATCAATATAGATATGTGCGAGACCTTGCAACCACTTTATTCCGTATCTCACACTATCAGGGCCCTTTTCTGCTCCACGGATAAATGCTCCGTATGCTTTAAAATCAGCTATTGATTTTGGTTCTGCGCTATCTGCTGTTACAAGTTCTTCCGTTTTTATTAACCGTTCTTCTTCATACAGTTCTCTAAACACTGTAGCATTTCTTGATTGCCACGATCGGTGTTCCGCAAAAATATATAAATCCAACTTTCGTGCATCAAAATGCATACGAACGAATTGAAATGGATCAATAGCAAATCCCCAGTCAATTCCATTATATATTTTATCAAACGTCTGCCACATAGGAACAGTGTCAATCACATTACCATAGATATCATATTTTTCTATGGGTTTGGTCATATCAAGATCATGAACATTCTGAAATACATCACCACCAGTACCAGTAGCAACTCCCATATACTCATGCTCATATGCTCTTGGATTAGTTGCTTTTAACTCCTCTGCTTCATAAATGAATTGTCTGCCTAACCAATCTTCAGGAACATCTAAATAAGAATTTCTAACAACAATGGTACTATCTGTTCTGTGTCGTTCACAATCAGTTGCATACTCATTTGCCCAATTATTTTTACTGATCGGCGGGTTAAATGTTCTGAAATCCCAGAATAATTCACCGCCACGCATCGTTGACTGTGTAACTGTACGAAGTTCTGGTTCTCCTGCAAACTGATCTAATTCTTCAAACCATGTAATGCCTATATACCCAAATGGAGGTTTAATAGATTTTACTTTCATAGGATCATCAAGACCCATAAAATAAATCTTTTGACCTGTGGGTGTATATTCTATTGGTGTACTATAGGTTTTTGGTATTTTAAAAAGTGCTTCAAGTCCCATCTGATATATTCCCCAAACAACTTGGGCAAATATACTATTCTGGATTGTATTTGCAACTTTTCTAAAACATACAGCGTGAACTTTTGGATTTGATATAAGTAATAGTGGAATTGTTATACCACCAACAAACGATGATTTTGTACTACCACGACCACCTGCAAAAACATAATGCGTATGACGATGCTCCAGAACATCTTCTAAAACATCGTCATACATCGGAATTATACAGTCCTTAATCGGAATCTGTAAATAACTCATTTTGTTAATTTGTTTACCGCTTTTTGAACAGCGGCATACTTCTCTCCTAATACAGCTTTTCGTATTTCGTCATTACCGTAATCACCGTTAATGACTTCTTTTGCAAGTGTCGTGGCATTAGTACGTGCAATGTGGTTTATCATTTCTTGTACTTGTGCATAGTGCGTTCCAAGATTCTTTCTGCGCTCATCTCCACTACCGTATTTACCATTCATAGTATCGGCAACTAACTGTAAAAGTTGTGCCTTTGTAAGTTTAGTTGTGTCTTTTGTTGTATCTTCTTTATTTGCAGATGCTACATAATAATGAGGACAAGCGTATCCACGAATACAACCACTACCAACTTTAATCTTGCGTTCTGCTACAACACCACCATTATTGCCTTCAATAACAGTGATCATATTGTTCTCAACTTTAACGACAATACCGATATGATCCGCCCAACCATCATTCGGCTGAGTTTTATCATCCCAATTATAACAAATGATATAACCGGGTTTTGGAGTGATTCGCCCATCTTCGTTCCAAATTCCCGCAGGTTTGAAACAATCCTCAATCATACGTTCCACACTACACTCAATTCCACCAATTAAAGCAACTGCGTGTGCTTCAGTAAATGCGGCAGAAATTGTAGTAGCACAATAATTATCGGTGTATGCGACTTTGTATCCACGAGGATGAGGTAAATAGGAATTATATATATCAATAATAACTTTGTGGGATTTATTCTTTTTAGACAAACCTTTCCAACTGTACATTATATTGATAATATCCTGTGCAGTTACGTGATTATCTTCAATTTTAATATTCCCAAAGTTATTCCATTTAGCCGTTGTCATATTAGACACATTTCTATCTAACTTCTCATTTCCGGATGTAAATTGCCAGATAGTATAATGTGTCCACGGTTTTGTACTGTAATTCTTAGGCCATGCAGGAATTGACCACGAATTTTTATTTGTGGGATAACCTGCAAACCATAAAGGACAAGTGTCTTTCAGATTTTGACACTGAGAAATTCCGTCCATATTCGCATATAAGAAACAAGTTATACCAGTTTGTTCTTTTACACGATCAACGAATTTCTTTGCCCATGTAGTATCTCCCCACGCTTTATTTTGTGTTTTCTCCCAATCAAGGGCAAGAATAATCTTACTAATATATGGGCGTACAATACTAATAAAAAAATCTGCTTCTTGAACAGGATCATTCCCAGCCGCATAATGATATGCACCTGCAAGTTTCCCATCATTTAACACAGACGGCATTACCTTATTAAAGTAATCAGTATATTTATAAGACGTTCCTTGCGTGGCTTTGATTATTACAAAATCAGATGCACTATATCCAGATTTTGTAATAGAATTAAACGGCCAGCCATTATCGTGATATATATCTATTCCGCGCATTTATTTAGTCCTCTTTTTGTGCTTGTTTGAAAATTTGATTTACACCTGTAGCCGCAAGTCCAGAAACGATTCCGACTGCGACGGAAGTCATAATATCAAAACTTGCAAAATCTGTCATGCCAATAAAATATCCAACAATACCCAACACAGCACCGCAAAGTCCCATAATCGGGGGAATTGTGTTGTCTTTTACGACAGTGCTACTTTTACACCACATACCAATTAAATAGCAAATGATAGTAATACTTGCAACACTAGCAACACCAAACTCACTGAACACTATTTATTACCTCCCTTAGCAAAATGATTTACTCTGTCTCGTTCCTCAGCTTTTTTCGCATCGTTCCATTTTTCCATTGTACCCACAAGATAGCCAGTGATTCTGCGAATCCGCTGAAATTTAACGCCTTCACCCATGTGCAAATCCATTAGTTACCCTCCGTGTTCTTAAATTCATTAAACTGTTTCCAAAGAGAAGATAAAGAAGATTCTGTTTTGATCAATCTATCATGATCCTCTTTTTGGTCGATTTTCATACTAGCTATTTCTGATTTAATATCTGTAATTCCCGCTCCTATGTTTTCCAGTTTAACTATCACTGTCGTAAGTTCTGAGGTGTTTTCTTTATTATTTCTACTTGCTAACGAATAAATGGCAAACAATAATGATGCAAGTGAAATCATTATGGGTGCATAATCCATAATAGCACCTCCTTAATCACGATTCCAATTTAAGTTAATAGAAACTACTGCATCAGGCTTTCCAGCCATTCTGTTTTCCATATCGACAGTGCGTTTTGCAAGTTCTTTCGCCGCTTGTGTTCTATCAGATAGAGATGCATCAAGTCCGAATTGATCTTTCACTTCACCACGCATAACAGAAGTAAAATACATCATTACTTCCGTTGCGTCAGCAACGTTCCGATCTCTGACT